ACTGTTACTTGAGCACCAGCTACTGTTACAGCAAAGATAGCATTCAGAATACGGTTGCCAGTGATAGCATTAGCAACTGCAGTAGCACAACCTGTAGCAGTAGTACCTGGATTAAGCTCTATGATTGGAATCATAGTTCTACCAGCAGAGAAGTTACCAAGGATAGGGAAAGCATATCCGTTGTTTGTCAAATCCAAGCTAGCATTTGCTGGGTTAGCAAACATTTCGTAGAAAGTTGGAGCTACACGAATGTCAGCCTTTACCATTACAGTGCCGCTAACTGTAGAAACAGCAGCAGGAATTGTTGCAGCAAAACTAAATTGTTCTTGGTGACGTTGAGTAGCAGCACCAGTGCTTAGTCTGATACGACGTACATCCTTAGGAGAGATCAAAGGAGTAGCAATTGGAAGGTTTTTGCTAGTACCTTGAACTACTTGGAAGTAGTCAGTAGTCTGACCTAGAGCAGCCAAAGATCCTGTAGACCCAGTGAACATAGCTGTAGCAGTATATGTCTGAGTACCAGTTGCAATTGGACGAGTCCAAATACCACCTTGCATTGCAGATGCAGCAAGGCTAGAGTAGGTATTTGTACCGTTGTTATAGCTGTTAAAAACACTGCCTGTAGCCACAGTAGCACTGTTCATTACAAACACTTGATTCAAATTAGAAGGAGCCATTTTTTTTAATTTAGGCGTTAAACATTGATTTTAGTTATTCACTTTCGAGGTTTTCCATCGATTGCGAGTTATACCTTTGGGATTCTATTCCCTCTAGTATGCTTTTAATAGTCATCTCTACAATTTCTTGGTGAGTGTGCTCAGCGAGCTCACATCCTACACTTGTAGCTATAGAAATAACTTTTGGTTTTCTTATATAAACGATGAATACTTTGGGGATAACAAATGTATTATCTGAGTAAACATCGATAAAGTTCTCTTTTATAGAATAAGGTATGTAATCGAAAGATGCTCTATTAAATGGATCTTTCATTATAGTTGGGATATCATCACTTTGAGAAAACCAACATTGACTTATTCTTGTAAGTGGTCTTGGGGTAGCAGTATTGCTTATAAGCCTTCTAGTTACACCAAAGGTTTTTAAATTATCTTCTTCTCTATATGTCCATCCAGCACCTGTTGGAGTTGTCCAGCTAGTTCTGATATATCCCCCAGTTATTGGATCTGGGAACATATCATTTATAGTCCCTATATAAATATGATTACTATCTACAGGGGGATCAAGTGCTGCTCCTGTATCGTTTAGGGTCTCTGTTACATTAGCATTATAAGATGGAAAGAAGTTATTTAAGTAGTTATTAGTCTTAATTAACTCATCTCTAGATATCTCCTGACCAGATGGGGTATTCATCATACTTACCCATCCTGGTGGGATTGCTAATCCATCATAGTAAGCTATGTCTGTAAGAACGTGTCCTGGAACTGGGGGAGTCAGGTCTAGCTTAACCCAGTTATAGTTAGCTGTATCTTGTAATATTGCATATGCTATGTTGCCATTGCATACGTAGTTAACTTGAGCAGAAACAGATACAAGGAAAAGGTAATCCAAAGGTAGGGTTGCCCTTTCCATGTATATGTTTGAGGTATTAGTATTATAAATGTACGTACCTAATGCATCAGTAAGAAAGCCTCCAGTAGATATAGTATCAGAGCTAGTAGTTACTACTAAGTTCCTTAGATCGTCTACTCTTTTTTGAGACTGTTCAAATCCCTTACCTTGCCTGTTAGATGCTGCGTTATATCGTTGCTTAATGAATCTCATCATAGCAATGTTTAACTCAAAATCTATCTCTTGAGGTAAGAGGATGTCAGCCTGGAAGGATGCAATCTTTTGCACCCCCAGGTTGACAGCTATATGCATTTCGTTTACGGTCATCTATTAAGATACTTCTTTGAGCCTTGCTCTCATTGTATTTACTTGACCAGAGTTTTTCTTGTTCTTGAAGTAAACAATTGCATCTTTCATATCCTCTCCAATTGTTTCGTCTTGGAAAATCACTTGATTACCAATTCGACGGAGAACATCTTTTGCAACCATTTCTTCAATCTCTGCTTGAACTTCTAAGTTTTCATCCATGCAGTATTTTAAGAACTTCTCTGGGTTACTTCCCTTATAATCGTACAAAGTATTTTCGATTTCCATGTCTGAGAGTCTTTCTGGATCTCCGTCCACAAGTACTCTAAGCAACATTTTCATCTTCTCGACATTGCCAGTCAGTTTAATAAACTCCTTGTCAGCGTCTTTTCTAACTTGTACTTTAGCATTCTTCTTAAGAAGATCTTTCTGTGGATCGTAGATATAAAATCTTTTGTTTGCATCCAGTTTCATCTCTTCTTCAGACATTGCAACATGTCTGTGCTTTAGACACCACTTATAATAAATGTAATCCATTGTATTGATTGGACTACCGTCATCATAAGTACCGATCTCAAGTTCTGTTCCTTCAAAAGGTACTTTAAGGCTAAGGCTAGCCCAGAAGTCTTTTGTTTTTGCAGGCCATTCTTGGTGACCAGCTGGTACATCTACAAAGTTCTTCAATAATTTTGCTTCTTCTTCTCCTTCTACTCCTTTGAGTGGGAGACGGTCTACAAACATAGACCCGATTTTAATTTTTGCTCCAGCTCTGATTTCCTTTGGAAGGTGGTTCAGAACCTCTTTGCGTCTGATAATAATTTTACGTTCCATAATTTTAGTTCTTTTTATTAGTTAAGCTTGGGGAAAGAATAACCCAAGGTTTTATATATTTTTAAAAAGGGGGGAGTGGATACCCCCCTTTTTATTGCAAACCAAACACAAATTACGATGCAACACACTGCATGTCCAAACTAGTATCAAAACGACGAAGTAAGATACCAGCGGTCTTCAGCATGTGAACAGATGCACCGTCAATGTCACTTGCACGGGTGTCAGTTTCAGTGAATCCTTTTGGAACCACAGAACCTGCTACACACCAGCGAAGAAGTTCACGACCTTTCTTATTTACCATCTGAAGGTTGTTTTCACCATCATAAGTAGACTGGTCAACAAATGTCATACGGTAAGATTCCAATGGAAGACCAGATGCTGGGTGCTTTCTAGAAGCTTGAGCCACAGGACCGTGATCGAACAAAGGAGATTTAACTACGTTAATTCTATGACCATCGATGTGATCGTAGCTAGTGAAGTAACCGGTAATACCAAGGTTACGACCGCTACCAGTGATGAATGTAGGTTGAGTAGTCTGCAAGAACTGGTTACCACCATAGTAAGTCTTGAGGGCACGGTCGAATTCACGAGCACCACCAATACCAGTATAGAGAGTAACTTGTTTGTCAGTAGCGTCAGTCATACCATAGAACAAGTCTCCGATAGTCTCCTCAAGTTTAGCTTGAGTAAGAGTAGAGTAAGTGTCTTTATTGATGATCTGCTCAAACAAACCAGGACCAGAGATTACAGGTTGACCGTTCTCATCGAGCATGGTAGAAGTACCAGTTGCATCGTGAGTCTTCTGGCCATACCAGTAGTACATTTCACACTCTTCCTTGAACTTAAGCATGTGACGGTACTCTTCGTAATCCATCCACAACTTAGTCTTAGAACCTTCTTTCAAAGGCAATTCGAACTGAGCTACATAATCTTTAGCATTTCCAGAGAAGTGGTAAGACTTACGTACAGTACCAATCTTAGAACGAACAAGACCTGGAGCAGTCCAGTTAGATGCATTACCACGTGAGAAGTCAATACCCACGTTAGCATACAACATACCCCAAAGGGCACCTGGAGAACAGTCAGCAATTGATACAGAAGGTACATCAGGAGAAACAATTTTCAAAGTATATCTCCAACCTGCACCCTCAGCAACTGGCTCACTCATGATACGAGCAAGAGCACCAGACTGAGATACCAAAGTGTAAGGGAAAATGAACCACTTATCAGGGAAGGTAAGTGTGAAAGGAGCTCCACCTACACCAAGATCAGCACCAGGTGCAGTTGAAGTTACAGGACGAACATTGATTTCGTGAGTTTTGATACGATACTCATACTCGAAACGGTCGATAGAACGAGTATTGCCGACACCTTCAGTCAAGAAGGAGAGTGGGAATTTCTTTTCTTCACGACCAGCCAAGTGAGTGATGATCGGAGACAACTCCGATGGACGTTCCATAAGTGCATTTGCCAACGAATTACTGTCGGTCATCTGCGAGTCGTTATAGTACGTCTTAAGTACTTGCATTAATGACATGATTCTATAATTTTAAAAGTTAATTGTTGTTTAAATATTATTCAAACAGCTTCTTCATATCCAGTTGGTCTGGATCAAATTTCTTAGCTCTGTTCTTTTCTACCTTTCCGTAGTTTTTAACTCTCTCTTCGTTACGTTGGATTTTATCTCTCAAACTCTTTACACTTTCGGTCTTAGCCTTAGTAGTAATGATATCTTGAAGATTCATTCCTTTGTACATCAAGTAGTCAATAGCCAGTTTAACGTCGAGCTCTGAATTAGCATAATCCATGTCTCTACGTGTTCTGCCTGATTTATCTACAGGTGCGGAAATATAATCAAAGAACTTAGCTTTCTCTTTTTCAGGAATTCTAATCCCAGCAAATTCTTTTCCTTGGTCAATTGTAGAGGCTACATTCTCCCAAAATTCTTCCTGAGCTTTTTCTTGTTCCTGCTTTTCACGTTTCTGTTGCTCTACTATTTGCTCTCTTTCTTTAGACTGAATAGTAGCCAATTGTTTTTGGGCTACCACTGCTTTGTCGTAAAGTTTACCAGAGTCTTCATAGTCCTCGAGCATATCTTTAATGAACTCTTCATCGTGCCCTTTACTTTTAAAGTATTCAGATACAAATGCTTTTTGAGTTCTGCTATCATTCTGGTCAATCTCGTATTGAGAATAATCCAAATTTGGATTGTAAGCTTGGAAGAACTTCTCAGAATCTCCACCTGCAAGTACAAAGTCAAGATGTTTTTGTACTAGTGGGAATTGCTGAAACAACTCATTAAGCTGATCCTCTGCAATATTCTGAGCAATGTCTTTCGTAAATTCTACCAGACCTTCCTCAGTGTCAGCATAGTCATTCTCAATATCGTAACCCAGTGCCTTTGCAATGGATTCTGCTACAGACCCAGACTCTTCCGAATCTTCTTCATCAGATTCATCATCGTCTTCTTCGTCTTCTTTAGCATACTTGTTTGATTGGAGCTCTTCATCGTCGTCTTCGTCTTCGTCTGAACTTCGTTTTCTACTACTGGGTTCGGATTCTGATTCTGAGTCATCGGAGTCGTTTTCTTCTGATTCTTCTTCATTTTCTAATTCGTCTTTAGGATTTGTCTCTTGTTCATCAAGAGTGTTGAGACCATCACCTATAAAATCGTCGAAGGTGATGTCTGCAATGTTCAATTTTTGTTCTTTGGTTGCCATATTTACAAAGGTATTGGTTTACTTATAGTTAAAAAGTATAAATTTATCTTTTATACTTAGCTTTATTGTATAGCACTCTGTTCTTTAATCCCCCTTTAATGTACCTTTTTCGGGAGTCTTCTGGTAGTCCAGACTTCCATTCATACATTGAGATTTCTTGGTTAGTTTGATATGAACCCCCCATTTGTTTTTGTCTCATTAATCCTAGTTCTCCAGTTGTATCATAGAATTTACTGTAAGAACCAGGATCTGCCATTGGTTTAAACTCTTCTCCAGACATTCTATATCTATCATAAGCATTATCTCCAATGTATTCTCCTGAAACTATACTAGGGACTTGAACTTCTCCTTTATCTGTATCATAGGAATACTTGTACTCAGTAGCCCCAGTATTCATTAACTGAGGTCTGTTAGGATCAGGGAGAATATACCCATTAGCTTTAGGCTGATTATACTCAGGAACTAAATAAGGGTTTTGTTCTTTAAGAGGTAGGTCAAAAGGCATTTCTTTTGAACCACCAGTCTGCATTCTAGCAGGAGTTTCTATAACTGTTCCCTCGTAAGGCCCAGTAGGAAGATTAGCTATTCCAGGAGGTACAGCTTTATAAGATTCTACTAAGTTACCTTGATTATCAACTTTATCTATGTTGATAGGAACTTTCATCCCCATAGTATTAAAACTCTGCCCAGGTTGCACATTAGGGAAAACCATAGATTGCTCTACATTCCCAGCCTCCTGTGCTGGTCGTAATCCTTGCTCTTGTTCTTCAGGGGTTTCTGCAACTTGCATTGGGGGTTGCATAGCAGCTTGTTGTTGTTCACCTACAAACTCCCCAATTAAATCTCTACCTTGATCGTAAGCAGTAAAAGCTTCTAGAATGCTACCAGGATATCCAGTAGATCTAGCTTTATCTAATAACTGCCTTCTAGTAGAGTTATCCATTAAGATAAGAACTTAAGTTTATATTTAGCAGAATTAAGAGTAGACTTAATAGTATCTAAGTCATTTACTATCTCAGAGAATTCACAGCCTTCTTGAATTCTGCATATCTTCATATGTAGATCGTCAATATAGTTAATAGCTTCTTTAATAGTAGACATTGCTGGGGCACATACACTTGGGGGCATATCTGCAGGATACTTTGGTATTTCTCCAGTTCTTCCTTGAAAGCCTTCTGCTATTGCATCTGCATGGTCAGGAAGTGCATCGTATAATTCGTTAAGTGCTTTGTGAGCTGCGTACGAGCCTGGGCCTGTAATGGTTAAGTGAAGTACATGGAATTTAAGTGCTGCATCCATTAGTTCTACAACCAATCCTGGTATAGATTCTTTTTTAGATGACTTCATTTTTTCTATATAACTCATTCTGCTAGATTTTGATTAGCCTTAATGTCGATCTCTCTTTCTTTAAGAGCTAATTGTTGTTGTTTAATTTGAAAGTCTTGCATCATCTTTTCAAGGTTATTGTTAGATGATTTATCTTGTGCTTCAGCTGCAATTAAAGCTTTCTCGATCTCTAGCTGTCTATCCTTTTCTTTATCTAAAGCTGCTTGCTGAATTTGTTGTTGCTGTACTTGCAACTCTGCTTGCTGTTGCTGTTGTTGAGCTTGCTCTTGTGCTTTTCTCAATTCGTCAGCTTGCTTTTCAGCTTGCTTAATTTTATCTTTAATTTGAGAGAAGCTATCACTTTCAAATATAGACACAACTGTTGACATAGGCATACCGTTTTGTACAGCAGCTTGTGCCAAGCCCTCGAGCTTCTGTTTCTTCTCTGCATCTTTACCTGCATCAGAAACAAATATTCCATACTCTGCCTCCATGTGAGTGACTGGCTCTACATCAATGCTATCCATACTGCCATCAGGCATTACGTACATAGCCTTCTTTCCATTGAGCCAAGCCTCTTTTGAGTAGTCCAAAAGTCCTTGGAGTTCTCTTCTTTCGAAGTGAGCAAATTTTCTAAAGATATCCTCTGTAATGTGAGAAGACTGCACAATGCTCTGCTGGGACGTGGCTTTTCCTTCATAAGAACTCATTTGGCCCTGTCTCTGCCTAGTCACTCCACTAACCTTCTCCCATTCGACCATAATAGACTCTAGCAAGGTAAGGTATTGAGATATTGTCTTAATGGACATATCTAATACTGACTGATGCTGAGGAGATAACTGAATTCCTTCTTTGTTGTAGTCTACCCAAGCAATACCTGTACCTTCTACAAAATACATAAACTTATCCATGTCCCAGTTCTTAGGGATCATGTTAATGTCGAACTGAGCAATAATGTCTTTGCTTCGTGCAATAGCTAGTTCAAGACGGTATTTGTAAATATTGTAATTGAGCTGATAAGCTATTCCTAAGCTTACCAAAGAAACACTCTGAGAGTTAATGTCAGAGTACTTTCTTCCATTGATTGGAAGTTTACATCTAGAAGGATTGTCTAAGCTGTTTCGTTGGTTCTTATATGGACGAACATTAATAAAGAATCTTCTATCAATTCTAGTTCCCTCCCATACTTCGTTTACCCATTCCCATTCCATCTTAGCTCCGAGATCTTTGAGCTCCTGAGGCAACTTGTACCCCTCTTCTACGTCAAACATCTCAGTATTCCCTGTATTAGGATCGTCATAAATCACAAATCCAATACGTTTCCTACTCTTCCAGTAAACTGTTATTATCTCAATTAATCTATTACGATAGATGTTGTCATCTGCTCCACTTGCTTCTGCTCTATACAAGAGGTAAGCTTCAGCTGATGTATGTGTTGGAGATTCTAGCTCGAGAACCTGCTCATCAGATAGATATTCCCCGAATATGTCAATAATGGTAGATGCATGAGAATATTTTCTAATGATGGCCCAATCGGCATCCTCAACAAAATCGATATCAGGATCTTTGTCATAATCTACATCTAATGGATTAACTACATCGTAAAATACTTCATCTCTCCTTACCCCTTTATGTGAGTATGTCTCTCCAGTTACGAGGAAGTGGAAAAACAACTTTTGAAACGTATCATAAACTTCATTGTAGTACATGATGTAGTTCAATGCAGCTTGCCCCATTACTGACCTATGATCTACATAACTTCTTTCAAACTCTTCTGCTACTTGCTTTGGGAGAGGTGGTTCCTGGTCTTGTGGGAGTTCTACCTGTTGCTGTTTAGCTAACTCAGCTAAGAACTTATTCTTAAGATTAGCCAATATTAAGTTCTTAAGTGCTTCTTCTTTCAAACTGATCGAGTCAGCATTCTGCACAGTAACTGTGTACTCTAAAGGACGTTTAGATTTCTCCCCAAGCAAGAGATCGATGATCGGCTTAATGATCGGATAGTTACGGAGCTTCGAAGGAAAGTGGCTTCGGGTTTTGCCATAAGGTTTAAGGACATAGTTGTAGTCCTCCTCGTCGATTACCCCGTTATAGTAATCATACAGAGATTTCAGGTAACTGCGTCGTTCACTAATACCAAACTTTGACAGATTGATAAAGGCATTGACACAGTCTTCTTTCCACTTGTCATCTTTCTGAGAGAAGGGGATTCGTTGCTTGGGGATTGTAGCTTGTCCGAACATTAATACAAAAGTAGGTTTGTTTTACAGCGGGTCTTTAAAATAAGTTGATTTGTGGGATTGTTTATTGTATCACACTCTTACTTATAAATCTTATCAAACCAATCATTGCTTGAGTTATCAGTATCATTAAAGCTTAACTCTTTGTTATATAGCTCTCTAGTGTGGTACATCCCCACCATTAGTGCCATAACACGGTCAAAGTTACCCTTCCTGTTAAACTTGATTAACTCTTGCAACAATGCAAGGTCGTAAATCTTCTGCAAGTTAAGGGTAATATTGCCTTCTTCGTCAGCTCCTCTCCCAGAAATTAGCCAGTCTCTGATATAAAGTTCTCCTTGGGATTTTCTTTGGTCAGTCATGTGCATACCAAACTGACGTTTAACATTCTTACTTCGGAGTTCTTTTTTGTCTAGCATTTCGAATTCCTCTTGCAATAGATGCATTTTTCTAAACCTTTTAGCATAGGCAATTACTTCTCCTCGGTCATTCTCGAATCCTATCTTAGCATTGTAGTATTCTGCTAGCATGAATAGAGTTCGATTGTATTCATCTTGAGTTTGTGGACGACCTACATAAGATGCTACTATTAAATCGTCTGGCTTAGACATGTTGTTAGGCACCTTAATAACATATGCTGATCCAAGAGAGCTAGAGCTTGTAGCTTTCCCCTGTGCATACGGGTCATGGCAGATAATGTACAGATTCTTTGGGGTTACTTCCTCTACTTCTGTTTTAAATGGGGTTTCGTATATTACTACAGCCCCAGTCAAGTCATCATCTTTTCTATGTGGGAATTTAGTAATTGGCTTGAGGGTATTGTTAGGGGCAAAATCAGCTTTCCCCTTAGAGTTGTAATACATCTCCCCTACTACCCCGATACTATCCAGATTACCAGATATGACTCTGTTATACTGTTCTTTTAGAGAGGCAACGTCAAAGGTATTAGCTGTAACTTGAAGTGTTGCTTCTTGAGGAGTAAAGGGATGCTCAGCTATGTACTGATCGTAAGACTTTGGGTCATTTCCTTTCTTCTTCTTTTCTCTCTGCTCTTCTTCGTACTCAACTGCTTCGTTAACTAAGCTATTCCCATTCTCATCTATGAATCCATCTAGATTCTTGTAGATTGGGACGAAGTAACCACATATTGTCCCCATTGCCCCAGCATCCCAATCGTTTTCAAAGCCCATACAGTTGTAGGCATCAGGGTGATAGAAGAGTTCTTCCAGTCCTTCGAATCCAGGGCCTTCTTCTCCACCAGTTCCAAAGGCAATCATAGTACCTAACGTCTTAGAACCCTGTCTCATTGTAGGCATAGCTACCTCCCAAGCTTTAAGCAAGCCTGAGAATGAACCTGACTCCTCGAAGAAGATTAGTTCCCCTGCTTTACCACGTATCTTGTCAGGATCATCCTTTAGAGATACCCCAATTATCTGTGACTTAAACCCTAGAGTTACGTCAGCCCCATTTACGTTCTTCTTGTACCCTGATTGCTTATGCATCTCACGGTCAATCAAACGAGGCTGTGTCCAAGCTGTGTTATCGTCTATGAAAGATATGATATCCCAAGCTTTAGACAGCATTCCATCCCCAGTTAGGTACTGCTTATCCGATGCAAACACAAAGTTCTTACTGTTTCTAAGGTGAAAGTAGTTCCTACATAGCATAGCTGCAGCCTTGTAAGAGAAACCCTTACGTCTAGCTTTCAATACAACCATGTGTTTGTTCTCTCTTCTAGCCTTATCTACAGCATTAAAGTACTCAAAATCCCCATCATAAAAGGCTGGAAATGTCCTATCTCTTCGTGATATTATCTCCCCATCTGGCTGCTCTTCATCAATAATCCTGTCAATAGGGCAGTAGTTAAGGTAGAAATAGTGGAATCCTGATATCTTAACCCCATTTATCTCATGCCCATGCATGCATTTAAACTGCTCACTATCCCAATAGTCGTAGTATTGCTTGGTTCCAGGGAGGGCATCAGTGTAGTGCCCATACTCGATGTAGTGTTTAGCTACTGCAGAGAATAGATGGGTATCCTTTAGCATTATTCACTGTATTTGTTAGTCTTAACCCCTGCTCTGTTAGGGTTATCCTTAGCCTGTTGTTTCTGTACTAGCTCTTCTAGTCTATCTAAGCCTTCGATTACCTCTCCGATCTTAGATAGGTTAGCAACTAGGTCTTTTGCTTGGTATAAAAGCTTACCATTCTCATCCATAGCTGTTAAGTCTATGTCTTTGAAGTACTTTTCTAGCTTATTAACTGCAGACCTAGCTGACTTAAGGAGCTTGATAGCATGTGTATCGGACAACTCCCTGTACTTATTCAACCCTGCATGTAAGTTAGGGGTTGACTTGACTTTTAAGTCTTCTAGTAGCTTATCTTTCCTCTCATTCTCGTCATAGGCTGCATAGCTGGACCTATGATCTGCAAAAAAGTAGATAAATGCTAACTCTTTAGTAGTTAACTTCTCGAATTCGGGGATAGTCAAAGCATACGGAGATGGTATGACTATGTTATTATTTACTGTTAGCAAGTCTTTCATTTTTGCGCCTGGTTTTCTCGTTTAGATGGGCTATCCTTTCTGCTTTAGCTGAGAATGCCCCAAAATATGGGAGTCTTATGCTAGCAAACCCACCTTCTTTCATGATTTTAGCTACGTACTTGAACTGATAGTAGATAATCTCCTCTACTTTCTGCAGTGGGAGGTTATGCTTGGTAGCTAACTTCTGAATGATTATCTTTTCTTTGTTCATTTCCGAAGATTAATCGGTTTCCCCGACTTACCTACTGAGACAGGCTTCCACCTAGATGGCTCATCAGGACATTTGGCTGTTTGCCAGCTAGCTTTCTGCTCAATATAGCAGCCACACAAGCCACACTGCTTAGTTTCTTCTTGCAAGTTAGGACATTTGAGACATGTTTCTATTCTTTCCTCGTACTCTTCTTGAGTTACAGAGGGCATTCCAGCTGCAACATACTCTGCTGATGCTTTTGCAAAGTTTGCAATCATTTTAAGAAATGATGGGGTCTTTTTACTCATACTTCTTCGATGTTTGGTTCTATTAATTCTGTTAAATGCATTCCTTCTACGTTCCCATACCCATCTTGTATCACCATTAGGGAGTAAAACCCTATATAAAAGAAGGTGAGTACTTTAGTTGGGGGGACAAATACTGGGTTCATACTGGTAGGATGTGTAGTTCAACTGGCTCTCTTTTCAATATAGTAGCTAGTTCATACCCGTTCTTAGTTTGCGTGATTGCTCCCTTATCTTTTAATCTTTTCACGTAGTTATTAAGGGTATTGTGGTCCTTAATTCCTAGCTTTTCCGATATCTTCTTCTTATTTGCTGGTGAGCATAAGTTAACAGTCTCGCTTGAATCAATGAATTCAGCTAAGACTTTAAGTTCAGTGTCTGTCAGCTCTAGTATCCCGTTAAATATCTGGAGAAACTTCTGGGTCGTATCCGTCTTGATTACGATTCTCCGTACTTTCTGTTGATTCTTCATTTGTAATTTGGATTTTAGCTCGTCCTTCGACTATCTTAATCTTGCATCTTTTAGAGTAACTGTTAAACTCCTCAACATGATCGTCTATATTCTCTCTGGTTATTAGAAAAGAGAGAAACACCTCCAATTCCTTGGCGGCTTTTACGATCTCATCCGTTACCTTACTCCCTGAGTCTGCTTGTTTACGAAGGGCTTCAAAGTCAGCTAGGGATATTGTTACTGTCCCTACCATTTTTATTTGTTAATTACCCCAAGAAGCATGAATTCGTTTACCATTACATACTGAGTTCCCTCAACATCGATAATTACGCCTTCCGTGTGCGGGTGTACGTATACCATATCCCCTTCTTTAACCTGTTTGCATTCAGGTCCTACTTTAAGGGCTTCTAGAATGTTAGACTTAAGTGAGCTAGCGGCTTCATCTGATAGAAGGATTCCGCTGTCTGTTACTTTCTTGTGTGGAATCGGGAGTACAACCCAATCTCTTGTAGGATTAAAGTTCATATTACGTTTGGTTTTATGCAAATGTAATAGGAATCTTTATATAGTCAATACTTTTATTAAAAAATAGCAAAATAAGCTGTAGTAAGGGCTAGACCCCCTACTCCGATTGTCAGGATTGTGTTCTTTAGCTTAAGGACTTTGACTTGCTTCTTTAGATCGTTAACTTTATTCTCATTCTCAGTCTTAAGTTTAGTATCTATTGCTATCTTGTTCTCATAAACTACCTGCAGGTCTTGAATACTAGTAGCTTGTACCCCAGTTATCTTTGAGTAATAGTCTAGTTTCTCTTTCTGAATATTGTACAGTCTCTCCATCCGGGTAGCGGCATCGTACCAGTACATCATTGAATTAAAGTTGAGGTTAATTAAGCTCGTTTGGTATGTTGATAGTACGGGAAAAGAATCCAGCTTTGAGGAGGGAGTCCGAAACTTTAAGGACTTCTGCGAGCTTGCGGTTAGCACCACGAGCATCAGCATTGAGGATATTATAAACCTCTTGATTGTAGTATTCATTGACAATGGATTGTTTGTTAATTATCGTATCTGACATAATATCTAACGAATCGATCTTATCGTACAGAGAATCAATCTTAATTGAGTTCTCCATCACCTCTTTCATTAGACTATCATTTATCTGCTCTAGTCTATCCTGCAGTGGGTCACTGTTCTCCATTCTGCAAGTTTTAATTGTAATAGCTATCCCTATAAGCAATAGTATAGCTGATATTACTTGGATTACTTTAACTGCTACGCTTTTTTCCATCTGGTTATATGTAAGTTTCTAGATAATGGACGTACTTTTCTAAATACTCCATCCCCTGTTCTTGAATCTCTAGTTCCTCTTTCGTTAGTATTCCCTTCTATGGTTCTAACTGAGTGTTTCCCTATTAGCTCTACCACGCCTGTGTGCCCGATACCTTTGTATCTAGTCCTGTCATACCCATAGCTTAAAGTCATGATTAACACGTCGGCTGGATTGTAGCTTTGCTTGAACTTCCCATCCGTGAATATCACATCTTTTCTATTGTAAGCTGTGGGAGCCCATCCAGTTATAGTATTTGGGATATTGCACTCATCTAGTACCCCCATAACAAAGAATGAACACCAAGCATAGCCTGGTTTCCATCCCTGTTTCTCCATGAGCTTGCGGAAATACTTATCAGTAAATCCTTTGTTATTTCCACCTTTCTCGCTTATCCCTATGAATGCTTCTGCAGTAACTTTTACGCAGTAGCCGTCATTACTAACCAAAGGATTAGTAGGAAAGAGAAGAGCAATCCAAAGTAAACCCACAAGTATAATTTTATTCTTTGCCATGCGGTTAGTTTGTTTCTAGTTTCTACTTTAATTTCTCTAGAGTAAAAGTATTTCTGCAATCCTCTAAAGTTAAAGTACCCTCCAAGGAATGCTACAAAGTTAGCAAACACAAGGATTAATCCTGCTAAGAGAACCTGTTGTAAGTACTCCATAGAGATTAGTGGATCTCCAAAGTAAGTAGAGCTTAAATACCCGAAGTAAGTAAACGCTACAAACGCTAGTGGTACAGACCACAGCCCGTCAAAGAGCTGTAGTCTATACTTGATTGATTTTAAAATATTTATCATCTAGTTATCAATATTGTTGCTACATTATTTGCTGAATTAGCATCAGGTGCACCATTAACTAATACTATCTCAATTTTAAAGGTATTAGGTAGAGTTCCCCATTGTGATGAGTACATGACATTACCATTAGTTACAGATTTACCTGGTTGAATAGTTTCTGCACGAGTTTGTGTTGATTGTGGCATACCCTCAAAACCCATTGTAAACTTACGTGATGTACAAACACTAGTACCTTTATTAGTAGTAGTGTGCCAAATACGTACTCTACTAGTATCTAACCACTCATAGCGCAAGATCTTAGTTTCTAGATCAATGCTCATGTTTGGTGGTGGTGGAGAAGTTACATTGATTGAGGTGTAAGCCACATTATCATTTTCATTAGACTCATTAATGGTATTTGCAGGGTCAATTGTCATTACAAACTGACATGCACCGCTAATGTTATTAGGAACTGTATATGGAATGCTTGATGTAGCATTTGTCTGACCCTTAACAATAGTCATGTTACCTGAATAGAAATTCATCAATGAGCCATCTGCTTTTTTAAATGCAATGCTTACAGGAATTACAGTATCAAGCAATTGTGCCTTATCAATGGTTACAGTGTAACTGACATTTACAATAGCACCTGCTTCAACAGTTGTCTGTGAGCTAATTACCCCAAATGCATTCCAAAGAACAGGAGGTGCAGGGGGTTCAGGTGTTACACCACCAGCATTAGTTACTGCAGCAAACAAATCAATAGCACCCCAGCCTAGCTCAGCACTTCTACCTGTTGCATCATACACATAACCACCAACTTTATTACAAGAATTTTTAAGAATATCTCTTACTTGTGGCTCAGTGAGTTCAGGGTTTTTTACTAGTACAAGACCAGCTACAGCTGCCATTGCTGGACATGCTGCTGATGTACCGCCAAATCCCATGTAACTTTCTGCTTTATAACCAGCGGTACCAGTTCTATCTACTGTCCATACTCCAACACCAGGTGCTGCAGCAAACAGTTTAGAACCATAGTTACTAAATCCAGCACGTTGATTATTTGATGCAATTGCACCAACAGCCATTACTGATGGATAAGCAGCTGGAAGTTGTGAAAATTCAGGAAGATAGCTATTACCAGAACTAGCAAAGATTGGAATACCCTTGCCACCTCTTGCCATTGTTCTAATTTGATTCAAACCATTAGGGAAAGCAGCATATCCGCTACCTCCTCCCCATGACATTGACACAGCTACACAATCTGGGTTAGCAAGAATCTTGTTTACAGCTCTCATTAGAATAGTGTCAGATGTTGAAAAACTACCACCTGAATTACTATTCATACCAATGTGTAGAAACTGTACTTTAAGCTGATTGTTGCCAATTGATTTACAGCCAATGTTGTTACCAGTATTTGCTGCAACTACACCTGAGCAAGGGGTACCATGTTTTTCAAAATCACTAATTGGAGTTACATCTGGAGTATCAAAGACACAGTTCCATGATGTAGAACTGATTCTACCCTGTAAATCTTCGTGTGTAGTTTCACAACCAATGTCAAGTACAGCAACTTCTTTTACAACTCCTGCTGGCAAGATTGCCCATGCTTCAGCAGCTCTCATATTACCAAGATGCCAATGTGCAGCATACACATCTTCTGCATCCATATTCATTGGTACAATGTTATCGGGTTCTACACTGATAAACTTACCAGTAGACATTACACTTCCATAAAAAGAATCAAACTCCACAAAGTCAGGGATTTCCACAAAAAAGGTTTTAGTAATCTCAAAAGACTCTTTAACTACAATCTTAACTGAGTTTAAATAGTCAAGACCTTCTTTATAATCTTTAGCAATAAGAATTGCCTGACCTGTTGGTACGCTATCTAAAGATGCATCTACAGTGTTTGCCTGAGATACTTTAGTATTATCAGGAACAACTTCAGTGTCATCTTTAAATACTATGATACCAAATGGTTCATAGACAGCTATAACATTAGACTTGTTTTTGTTTTTGTCAAAGGATTTCTTGTCCTTGAACTTTACGGAATTGATTTTCATATTTTGTGATTATGGGGTTTCCTCTATTGGTTGTTCTTCGATAGGTTCAATTATACTGTTAGGATCGGGGACTAAGTTACTACAAACTCCGCATATGTAAGCTTGAAATAAATTTGGGGTTACTACCTCCACGTCTATATACCCTAACTCCGTAGAGCATACGCTACAAGTCATTATTATTCTTTCCATTATGATGAGTATGTACAAGTTACTCCAGCTGTGCCTGCTGTTCCCGCTGTCCCTATTGGAGTAGCCGCTGCAGAAGCCGCTGTTGCAGTTGAATCAGTTACTATAATACTATTAGTAGATAAATTTACAACAGTAATTTTACCCCCATATCCTCCAGAACCCCCTGTTCCTCCAAAGTTTCCTGCTCCTCTTCCAGATCCACCATTTCCTCCTGTCCCTCCGTTGGCTGATATAAAGATTACTCCTGTAGTTCCCGAAATACTACCTACTACTAAATAAACAAAACCACCACCCCCGCCTCCAGCTCCACCACCACCAGCTGCGTTAAAAGTAGCTTGTGAACCACCTGTTCCACCTGTTCCTCCAGTTGCTGAAATAGCTTGGGCATTAGTAGTAGGGCCTATGATTATGTTTCTAGCAAAGATACTAGCAGTACCGCCACCTCCACCTCCTGCGCCTCCCCCCATTCCAGCAATAGATCCAGCAGCATTAGATGCTCCTCCGCCTCCCCCTGCCCCATGACCAGCCCCATAGTAAATATAGGTAGTTGGTGTATATGAAACAATTCCTGTGTTACTTGTATCTTGTCTTACTTTATTAAACAAAGTAGCATTTCCCGCAGGATTTGTAATAAACGTCTGTGGAGTATATGTAGTATAACCCGCTATAGTTATTCCAGTTCCCTGGCCAGTTATTCCTAATCCTCCAGTTGCACCAGATGCTGAGTTACCTCCTGCTCCAGATGCACCTCCATTTCCTCCAATAATTCCTTCAGTAGCACCTAAAATAGTTACAGCAGCTGCGTTAGCTCCATTAGCACCAGCACTTCCTCCATTTGCACCAAATCCTCCTTTTTGTTTTCCTACTCCTATACCTCCTATAGCCCAACCATAAACAGTTGATCCAAATCCACCTCTACCTACTGTTCCTGCCGCATTAAGTGCGCCTGATACACTAGCTACGTTATTTGCTCCAGCATAACCATTGTTGTGTATTCCCGAGGCACCTGCATTAGTAAGATCTAAGTTTCCTTTTACAAATATTCTATATCCAGCTAAGTATAAAGATCCTCCCGCAGCAATAGTTAAGTCATTGTAAAACATATCACTAGTAAGAGTCACTGCCCCACTAATAGTTACATTACCATCTGTACCTGCCCCAAAGTATCCAATAAAAGATAAAGACTGTTGAACAGCGCTTGTTACAAATGCAGTAGTTGCAATACTTGTATCATTGTCTCCTGATGCTGGGGTAGGAGCCGTTGGGTTGCCAGTAAATGCTGGGGAATTAATATTTGCTGGGGTATAGCCAAGTATAGTTGATATACTCTTAGGCTTCCACAAGTCAGGAGTTGTACTAGTATCAAAGACAAGCACGTCGTTATTTACAGGGGCAGTAGATACTAAGTCTACATTGTGTATTTCATCTAGTTCATACCCATTCTGTGGTTTAACATAGATCTGCCCATTCCCTGCATTTGCCCTCTCTACAATCCCGACATATACTAAGTGGTTTGGGGCATAGGGTTTAGTAGCTGTTAATGATCCAGGAGTTGCCCCTAGGTACAACTGATTGCCAGGCGAGTAGGCTGCTGTATTTAGCCCAGAGATAACCCCCTGAGTAATTACAAACCCTCTTTGATTTGGAGCAATAGATGAGGAGAACACCAATCCTACTGTCTGTGCTGATGTAGCATCTCCTACATTATTTGCCAGCTTAACACTCATTCTATTTCCAGCTGCCCCAAAGGCGTATACAGGCTGACCTTTATTTATTGTAACTGAATCATCATTAGTTACATAAGCAAAGAGTTGGTTAGGGGCTACCCCAAGAGTTTGGAAGTTAGTACCATCGTAGATAATAATCAAATCTTGCCCTGATACAATATCTCCCCCAGTAAGTTGAATATCAAACTCTTTAACTAGAGTTTTAACCCCCAATCCATTGATGTTGATAGTAGAGTCTGCATCATTACCATTAGTAAAACTGATTATGTAAGCGTCCCCAGCTGTGTAACTAGCTACTCCTGAGATAGTTACAGTATAGTTATTGGTTCCAGATGCAACCCCGTAAGGCATTCCACTACCCCCCGTAGGAGCGGTGTCCCATTTTAGTCCTGTAGCTGTTGTGCTATCTGCATACAAGACTTGTCCGTTTGTTCCAACAGGAAGTCTTGTGTTTACTGTACTAAATGTATATAAATCCCCTTTAGTTGTTAGTGGGGATGATCCTCCTCCCCCTGTAGCCGATATTGTTAGTATCCCTAAGTTATTAGTAATAGTAACCCCACTCCCAGCTATAATTAGATCAGTCAGATACTTAAATCTAAATGCATCTTTTTTATATACGTTTGTATAAGATGCAAGGACTTGGTTAGGTTGAATGTTGTCAAGTCTTTTATAATACAACTGATTGGTTGTATCTACATCAATAAGTTGCTTAAGGCTGATATCAACCTT